AATTGCGGTAACATCTAAATTTGATCCCAGAGAGGTACCTGGATGTCTGGTTTAAAAGATGCATATGATTATCGGTATAGAGGTGTTTACGGTGTCTATAACGATGCTGGTGAATTAATGTATGTTGGTTCAACATCTTGCGGCTTAAAGGTCTTGGAAGAGAACCATAGAAAGGCAAGAGAGAAGGGTTATGATATGACAAAGTTCAGAACTCTTCTTGAAGAGCATGAGTCCTGGAAGTTTGTATGGTTAGTTAAGCCACATAACTGTCAGCAGCCACATATTGAGTTCGCCGAACAGACTCTCATTCAGGCAATGAAGCCAAAGCATAATGTTGATAAGACTCCATATAAGTCATCAATCTATTATGACCGATATGCTGATGTCCTGCAGCTATATGGTGAAGAGTTGGAGTACTTGAATGATTAAGAAGAAGATCTGGGTTACATTTCAGAAGGAAGGCATTCATTGCTATCCAGCTGCTGCCACCGACGAAAAGCTGAAGGATGTATCATTCCTAGCTAGCCCTCATAGACATATGTTCCACTTTAAAGTTTATCTTGAAGTGTTCCATGACGACCGTGATGTAGAGTTTATTCTCCTAAAAAGAGAATTAGAAGCCTTGTATGGTAGTGGAATTCTAAAGTTAGACTTTATGTCATGTGAAATGATTGCAGAAGAACTTCTTGCATACTTGAAGAATCAGTATCCAGGAAGGGATGCTACTATCATTGTAAGTGAAGATAATGAGAATGGATGTGAGCTTGTATATGAGCGTACCATTCCACTACACTCTTTAAAGGATGAATAATATGACACACTTTTGCCACATTGCACCTATTGATTTTCTTGACTTGGTTAGGAATAGAGACTATCACCTCACTCTGGCTCACCTAGTTGATACTAGTGATGATTATGTCGAGTTCTATAGAAGTCAGACTTGTGTAAACATTATGGATAATAGTGCCTTCGAGATGTATAAGCAAGGTAAGCCTATGCTGACACCATCTAAGGTACTTGAGATGGCTAATAAGATTAAGGCCAACTATGTTGTCATGTCTGACTATCCTGGTGAACATTCATCTAAGACAATTCAAGCTGCTATCGATCTTGCTCCTCTATTCACAGGTAATGGATTTGGTACATTCTTTGTTCCTCAATCTAAAATTGGTGATAAAGAAGATTTAATCAATGCATTTGATTGGGCATCAACATCTAAGTATGTTGATTATATTGGTGTATCTATTCTTGGTGTACCTAATGCATATGGTGTTGAGAAAGGCAACAAGCTTCAACGTTTTGTTGCTCGCTTTATGTTTATGCAAGAGTTGTATGACCGTGGCATTCTCCAACGTATCCGAAGAAACCATAAAAAGATTCACTTCCTTGGTATGGTTGATGGCCCTAATGAAATTAAGTTAATGGAACCATATAGAGATTATATTGACACTTGGGATAGTAGTGCTGCTATATGGTTAGGATTGAATGGTGGAACATTTGATCCAAGTCCAACTGGTATCTTCGATGGTAAGTTTGAGAAGGAAGTTGACTTTGACCTAAAGCAAAGTGATACACCAATTGACTTTTATCGTATGGCAAAGTATAATATGGATTACATTGATACAATTGTAACCAAATATTTGAATGATCCGGGGTATTAATATGGTTGAGATTAAGACTGCACCTAACGGTGATATTAGCATTGGTACACCTACTCAAGGTGGAATCAAGTATAGATTTAGAGAGGATAAGATCCTTAGCGAAGTGCTTGAGTATGTAAGTAAGACCTATCAGCAGCATTATGTTGGTAAGGAAGAGATCCAGACTATTGATGTTTGGGATTCTCTTGGTAGTGTTGATACTACTTCTAGAGATACTGCAATCAAGTACTTGATGAGATATGGTAAGAAGGAAGGACACAATAAAAAGGATTTGCTAAAGGCTATCCATTATATTATCCTTTTGTATCACTTTACACAACCACAGGAAGATAAGGTATGATGATTCATATTATGGGTGAGCATGGATCAAAGCTCACCAATGTCCATGAAGTAGATGTGCAGCCCAATGCAGTTGACTTACGTTTGGGTAAGGTCTTTAAGATCAAAAATGAAACATTTGCTCTAAGCGAAGACTATAAGGTTCATAGAGGATCTGAAGAACTTCTTCCAAACGAAGAAGGCTTCTGGACACTTGAGCCAGGAACATACGAAGTTGTAATGGAAAACATTATCGAGATTGGTGAAGGTGAAGCCGGTTGGGTAATCACTCGGTCCACTCTCAACCGTAATGGTGTGTTCCTGACTTCTGGTCTTTATGATTCTGGTTATCATGGTGTTATGGCTGGTGCAATGCATGTTACGACTGGTCCATTGACAATTCGTAAGAATACAAGAATTGGCCAGTTCCTATTATTCAAGGCCGAGAGCTTGCATAAATATAATGGTAGTTATGGTCTAAACAAAGAGCATGATAAAAAGTATGGTGTATGATTTGATTGAACATGATAGTGCAATTCTTGAAAGAGAATTGGAACTATTTGATTTTCAAAACCCTCCAGTAGACCCTTTAGAGCTTGCCAAGAATCTTCTTGAGACAATGCGACACTATAAGGGTATCGGGTTATCAGCAAACCAGGTTGGTCTTCCATATAGAGTATTCGTTATGGAAGGTGATCCTGCTTTCGCTTGTTTCAATCCAAAGATTGTTGATGTGTCAGAAGAAACTATCTCGCTGACAGAAGGCTGTCTATCATATCCAGGCGTAGCTGTTCCAGTTAAAAGACCTGCACACATTCGTGTTAGATTCTCGGCACCAGATGGTAATACTATGACAAGAAAGTTTACCGGAATGACTGCTAGAATCTTTCTACACGAATACGATCATTTACAAGGTGTCAGCTTTCTTAGAAAGATGCATCCAATCCATAAAGAAAAGGCATTGAGACAGCTGAAGAAGTATACGAGATATTTGAAAAATAAGAGGTAATTATAATGAATGTTAAAATTATTAAGTTAGTGAATGGTGATGAGATCATTTGCGATCTTCAGGAAACGAAGACAAAGTTGAAGGTCAACAAGCCATTGTTGCTTGCCTTCCAAGAGAACCGTTTGGTATTTGTTCCATTCATGCAGTACACAACTGCAATGGAAGGATTTGAATTGCTACCAGCTAGCGTTCTATTCATCACGGATCCAGTCGATTCGTTGATTAATGACTATCAGATGGCTACAAGCCAGATCCTAACTCCACCACAAGCAGCTACATCTGGTAAGAAGAGCTTGTTGCGAGCTGTGGAGTAATAGACAATGGAAATTAAAATTGAAATTGAAGAGTTGCGAAAGAGATCACTCTTTGTAGCAACTCCCATGTACGGTGGCCAGTGCCACGGTAACTATACTCGCTCAATGTGTGATCTAACTGCACTTTGTGTTAAGTATGGTATCAACATGAAGGTTTACTATCTCTTTAATGAATCATTAATCACAAGAGCTCGTAACTATTGTGCTGATGAATTTATGAGAAGCGACTTTACCCACTTGATGTTTATCGATTCGGATATCGGATTTGATCCAAACGATGTTATTACATTGTTGGCTCTTCAGTCTGATGAGTCACCATTTGACATCATTGGTGGTCCATATCCTAAGAAGTGCATCTCTTGGGAAAAGGTTGTCCAGGCTGTTAATAAGGGTGCTGCGGATGAGAATCCAAATCAACTTGAACAGTTTGTTGGTGACTATGTCTTCAATCCAGTTATTGCTAAGGATGGTCCAACTCAGATTAAATTGAGTGAGCCAGCCGAGGTGCTAGAGATTGGTACTGGCTTCATGATGATCCGTAAGAAGACATTCGAGAAGTTTAGAGAGACATATCCATATCAATCATATAAGCCAGACCATGTCCGTACTGCTCACTTTGATGGTACGAGAGAAATCTTCGCATTCTTTGATACACCAATCGATGGTAAGAGAATGTATATGGGATCCGAGCTTCGTGCATTCTTGGAATCTAATCCAAATGCAACACCAGATGATATTGTTAAGTTCGTAAATGATCCTAACAACACTCTTCTTCGTGAGTACTCGAAGCGATACCTATCTGAAGATTACATGTTCTGTCAGTGGGTAAGAAATATGGATATGAAGGTTTGGTTGTGCCCATGGATGCAATTGAACCATACTGGATCTTATACGTTCGGTGGTAGCCTTGCTGCTCTAGCATCCGTTGGTGCTGCAGCTACAGCTGACATTTCTAAGATTAAGAAATAACTGAGGTAATTATATTATGGCATTTGATAAGCAGAAAGTGAAAGGTGTCCTTGTTGAAGTTTCAAACTCGATGACTCGTATTGAAGCTGAAAAGGAATTCATTAAGGATGCAATTGACGCTGCATCTAAGATTCATGAGATTCCTAAGAAGACATTAAACAAGATGGCGAGAGTGTTCCACAAAAATAACTACGCCCAAGAGTTGTCTTCCATTGAAGAATTTACTACAATGTACGAGAACATTGTTGGTAATCTCGACAAGTAATGAAGGACCTATTATATTATGAAAATTTCTACACAGACCTTACAGGTCTTAAAGAACTATGCTTCGATCAATCCCAATCTATTAGTTAAGCCTGGGAGCGTACTCAGCACAATTAGCACCAATAAAAATATCTATGCTAAGGCTAGTGTTGCCGAGACGTTCCCAGCTTCTTTTGCTATCTATGATATGCAACAGTTCTTGGGAGTGATCAGCATTTTTGATGATCCTGATTTTCAATTTGGAAATAATTCTGTAACGATTTCCTCTGGTAACAGATCCGTGGAGTACATGTATGCTTCCGAGCATATGGTTGTTGCTCCATCGGATACTGTTGCTCAGAAGATTGCTGTCACTAATCCTGAGATTACATTTGACCTACCTGCGCAGACTTTAAGTGAGGTTATCAAGGCCACTGCTATTCTGCAGCTTGATAAGATTAATGTAGTTAGTGAGAATGGTAGTGTCAATGTTGTAGTGGCAGATCCTAAGAACCCATCATCTAACAAGTTCTCTGTTAATGTTGGTGGTACAGCAAACACAGACCTCACTATGGTATTTGCTGCTGAGGTGATGAAGTTCATCCCTGGTGAATATAAAGTTGGTATTTCATCATCTGGTATTGGCTCATTCAAGAACGAGAAGCTTGATCTAGAATACTTTGTAATGGCTGACGTTAAGTCTAAGAAGAAGGCTTAATGTATGCTAGAAGAAGTATTGTGGGTTGAAAAATACCGTCCTCGAGCTGTGGCTGATTGTATCCTACCACAAGAGCTAAAGAAGACATTCCAAGCATTCATTGATAGTGGTACTATTCCAAATCTATTGTTAACCGGTACCCAAGGTACAGGTAAGACTACTGTTGCTCGTGCTATGTGCGAGCAGCTAGGTTGTGACTACATTGTCATTAACGGATCTATGAATGGTGGCATTGATACACTACGAAATGAGATCCAGCAGTTCGCTAGTACAATGTCATTTAGTGGTGGTAGAAAGATGGTGATCCTCGATGAGGCTGATTATCTTAATGCTCAGTCTACCCAGCCAGCTTTGAGAAACTTTATGGAAGAGTTCTCAAGGAACTGTGGATTCATTCTTACCTGTAACTTCAAGTCTAGAATTATTGAACCTTTGCATTCTAGATGCTCAATTGTAGAATTCAAGATTCCACCTAAGGAGAAGCCAGTGCTTGCTGGTGAGTTCTATAAGAGGGTGCTGAATATCCTGAATACAGAGGGTATCGAATACAATAAGAATGTAGTTGGTGAGTTGATTGCTAGACACTTCCCCGACTGGCGTAGAATCATTAACGAACTCCAGCGATATAGTGTTGCTGGTAAGATTGATTCTGGTATCCTGGTTAACCTATCTGACGAACACTTCACTCAGTTAGTTACTATCCTAAAGGATAGACGATTCAATGATATGAGAAAGTGGGTGGCGGAGTCAAGTGATATTGATTCATCTGTTCTCTTTAGAAAGATATATGATGCATTAAGCTCAATTGCTAAACCAGCATCGATTCCACAAGCTATCTTGATCCTAGCTGACTATCAGTATAAGGCTGCGTTCGTTGCTGATCAAGAGATCAATCTAGTGGCATGCTTGAGTCAATTGATGGCTGAGGTCGAATACACATGAATCCGTTCGACTTTCTGAATGCTATCAATTATACCAAGATTGATGTCATATCTACATCGGAAAATCCGGAAAAAGCCGAGAAATTATACAATCCGTATCTTGTCAACCGTGGATTGTCGTATTTCGCGGATACTGTGCTGTATTGCAATGAAATCAATGTCCGCCACCATATGGATAAAAAGCTCCAATTTGACTTCCTTCTAAATAGTATAAGGAAGAACAAAAGGTTCTCCAAATGGCACAAAGCTGAAGTGGATGAAGACGCACAAATTATTAGTAATTACTATAAGTGCAGTATTAGAAAAGCTAAGGAGATGCAATCAATACTATCTACAGATCAGCTTAGACAATTAAAAGAAAAAATGAGTGTAGGTGGAGCGAACAGATGATTACAGTAGAAAGTTTTATTGAAGTCACTCTAAAACAAAATGATGACTTCCTAAAGGTTAAAGAGACATTAACCAGAATTGGCATTGCATCCGAAAAGAACAAGACACTATACCAGTCTTGTCATATCCTCCATAAGAAGGGAAAGTACTACATTGTACACTTCAAAGAGCTCTTTGCTCTAGACGGTAGACCTTCGTCTCTTACAGACGATGATGTGGCTCGCCGTAATACAATTGTCAACCTACTTTCCGATTGGGGTCTTGTTGCATTAGTAGATCCTGAAAAGACTAAAGAGCCAGTTGCCCCCATGAGACTAATCAAGGTCATTCCATTCAAACAGAAGAATGAGTGGCAGTTGGTCACGAAGTACAATATTGGCAGATCGAAGAAAGGTGATGACAATGTACATGAAAGCGATGAAGCCGAATAAGAAGTCAAAGGGTAAACAAAGGAGATAAACATGGGTACGTTATTAGTATTAGTTCTACTTGCTGTTGCTGGTTGGGTAATCTGGAAGCTTTATAAGAAGCCAGATCTCAATAACGATGGTGTTGTCGATGTCAAGGACGTAGTTGCCGCTGCTCAAGAAGTAGCAACTGAAGTCAAGGCTGAGGCTGCTGTTGTAGCTGAGAAGGCTGTAGAGAAGGCCAAGAAGATTCGTAAGAAGAAGGCCTAATCCAAGCAACATTGCATCTGAACGGAACTCGTTTAGATGCATGCTGTTACCCTGTAAGAACAGGGTATATTCGTAATAAGAAATGACGCTTATTACGGCAAAACCACGCGGATGTTGTAACTCCTTGATTCTACAGGAGTTGTAACTCCGCGTTTTTATTAGGATTTTTAAAATGTATGTAACTTATTGATTCTAAAGGGAATTGGCAGTTGACCCTACACGACCGGTAGCGTATACTGCTCGCATTGGTTGGGTGGTCCAGCCGATACCGAACGAAGAGTTCGGGACAAGTTATAGATTGAGGATTATATATTATGGCTTCTATTTCAATTCCTGGTAATGATGGTCAGCTGACTGTTACGAACCTTCCGCTTAATAAGGTCGAGCGTGCTACTGTTGCCGCTGAGACGCTTGTTGCCGGTGGTTTGTCCAATACGGCTGTTCTCGCTAAGATGTCTAAGTATCAGTCAGCTGATCCGGCTGATGGTCAGGACCTCTATAGCAAGCAAGCTGCGTCTGTCAAGACTCCAGCTGCTGTGACTCAGACTGTCAAGGTTAAGGCTCCGAAGACTGTTTCGGCTGCTCCGACTGCCAAGCGTGCTCGTGCTCTCGAGATGTTCAAGGACATGACCGCTCAGGGTCTCTCGCAAGAGAAGATGCTGAAGGCTGTTCAGGACGAACTCAAGATTACTTACGCGAACACGTACTACTACTACTCGCGTGTGTTCAAGAAGGCCTAAGGCTAACTGTGGAGGCTAGCCCATGCTAGCCTCCTTTTCTTTTCTTGAGGTAAGTATGTTTCAGAAGTTCGATCCAGCACAGACACAAAAGTTCTTAGAAGAGGCTAACACAATCATCGCTACTGCTAGTGGTGTAATGGCAAACGAGGGTGACAACCTGACATCGCAAGACCTCTATGATCTGGTTGAACGAATTGAGCGGGCAAGGAATCTTCTCTTGACCGTTGGTGACCGAAAGTACTTTATTGAACGACAACAGGAAGTAGCATAATGAGTAAGTTGAAACACGATCTGATTGGCGAAGACTTCAAGAAGCTTCTTGGTGAGATGGTTGCAAGTCCTAACGTCTCGTTAGAAGAAGTTAAGACGTTCTGTGTTGAGCTTATCAATAAGGGCGTGAGCAGCAGAGCAAAGAAGGATACATTCATTCGCGAAGTGCAGGCTGCCAAGCGAAAGGACATGGCTGCTTGGCCTGTGTATAGTTACATCCTGGCTGGTGAAGGCAACAAGGTAGGTTAATATGGTACACTATGAGTACGAGGCAAAGCATATGAGCTTCTATGAGATCAAAGAGGCGAACGGATTTGTAAGTATGTGGTCATTGTACGATGGTGTATGGGATGTTGAAGCGCCATCTCCTTATAAAGGAAGGACAATGGCCTATGCTAACAACTGGGGCGAGCCTGTTGAAGTGACGTTGCCTGAAGGTAACCTAACTTGGCTTCAACTTTGGCAAGCTGCTGATCAATGCATTAAGCAGTCTGGTGATACTCATCATGTGTTTGTTGAAGGCTTCAGACAGAATGGTGGTGTGCTTGAACTGATTACAGGAAGTTGAATGAATGATTTAATTCCTCTTAGAGCAACACATGGAATACATTCATCCTCGTCTCGGACGCCACATAAAGTGGCTATCCGATACGGGGATCGTTGCGTTACGTATAAAGAACTTGTCGATAGGATGAAGAGAGTATCATCTGGTGCTCTTGCATTCAATGGCAAGGTCGCAATCGTTGCTAAGAACAGTATCGAATATTTGGAAGTGTTATTTGGTGTATCAGATGTTGGTATACCAGTGGTCACTATCAATCCAAAGAACACTCAAGCAGAGGTCATAGCTGCGCTGAAGGACTCAGACACGAAAGTATTGTTTATAGATGAGAGTCTTCTGAAGGATGAATATAAAAACTACGTTGATACTATCATTACATTTGGAAGTCAATATGATAGTTGGATAAGTGGTCAGCAACCAATAGAACAATATAATGAGTTTGCTGACGATACAATCTACAACATTGTCTATACCTCAGGTACTACTGGTGCTCCAAAAGGAATTTGTATTCCTCATAGGACTCGAGCACTACTCAGTATAACAATGGCACTCGACTATAAGACGATGGGCATTGATGATACGATGTTGCTACTCGTCTCATTCTTCAATGGAGGTGGTAATGGGTCATTGCTAACAACATTGAATAATGGTGGCACTGTCATTATTGGTACACAAATGCATCCTGACTATATCATGAGGATGGTTGAGACCTACTCTGTTACAGGATTGTTTTTGGTTCCTGCTCTGACGCATATGATTGTCAGTACACAATCATGTCACAAGTATGATAGGAGTTCATTGAAGGTTATAATTAGTATCGCTGCTCCTTTTGATACTCCGTTAAAGAAGCAAGCTCTAGAATTCTTCAACTGTGACATTTGGGATTTGTATGGCACTACAGAGCATGGTCCTGTAACAGCATTGAAGGTTGGATCTAATATGCCAATCGATTCTGTTGGAGTTCCTATTACATTCTCAACAGTGAAGGTCGTTAACGATGAAGGCTTGGAATGTAAACCATATGAAATAGGTGAGGTGTATGGTCAGACAATAACAATGTTTCGAGGATACTTGAATGGCAAGAAAGCTGAAAGATTTGTTGCTGTGGGTGACCTAGGATATAAAGATGATGATGGATATCTGTTCCTAGTTGGTAGAAAGAATGATTTAATTATTTCAGCTGGTACAAACATCTACCCTGAAGAAGTAGAATTGATTCTTAACAAGTGTCCTGGAGTCATTGAGTCAGCTGTAATTGGTACACCAGATGATAGATGGGGTGAGATAGTAACAGTGTTTATTGTTGGTATGCCAGTAGTCGATCCAGTAATATATTGTAAAGAGAATCTTGCCAGCTATAAGATACCTAGAAAGATATTTTACATTGATAGCATTCCTAAGAATGATGTTGGTAAAATTTTAAGAAAGAATCTACGGAAACATTATAAATAGATGTGTAGGTGCCAATATTGGGCCTACCATTAAACATTAACTCGCTTATTAAGGAGATAATATATGACTAGACAAACTTTAAGTCTATTAGATCACATCGATCGTCAGTGGCATAACCACACAGTTGGCTTTGATAGAGCATTCAGTGTTTTACAACATGCAGCCAATGTAGCAAAGACTACAGATAACTTTCCACCCTACTCATTAGTCAAGAAAGATGAGTTCAATTATGAACTGGAGATGGCAGTAGCCGGATTCAGCGATAGCGATTTGGAGATTGTATCTTCAAAGAACCGTCTGTCTGTGGTTGGTATGAAACCAGAGAAGGATGAGAGAGAATATATTGTGAAAGGAATTGCAGGACGCAGTTTCGCTCGTGAGTTCGTTCTTGCTGATACTATTGTTGTACGTGAAGTGAATCTTGTTAATGGTATCTTGACAATTCAATTAGAGAATGTGGTACCAGAGGAGCAAAAGCCAAGGAAGATTACAATTGGAAAGAAACCAATTGAGTCCAAGGCAGAACTACTTGTTGAAGAAGACAAGTAACTAATAGAAAGGGGGCACACCAGCCCCCTTTCCTTTATCATATATTAAATTTTTATTAATAATTACCTACCTAGTGTAAATAGTACTATAGGACTGAGGTAGTGTCATGCCCAATTATAAATCGATATTCATATCTGACATTCACCTTGGCTCCAAAGGTTGCAAAGCAGATCTACTCTGTGACTTTTTAAAACACAATACAAGCGAACACTTGTATCTGGTTGGTGATATCATTGATGGGTGGAGACTAAAGAGAAAATTCTTCTGGCCTCAGTCCCACACAAATGTTATCAGAAGAATTCTGACAGCGGCTAAGAGAGATACGAAAGTTACCTATGTTGTAGGCAATCACGATGATTCGTTGAGAGATCTACTACCTTTTGATATTCATTTTGGTAATATTGATCTTGTCAACCAATGTAGGCATAGGGGTGTTAATGGTAAAACCTATATGGTAATTCATGGTGATTTGTTTGATGGTGTGCTTAGAACAAAGCTTAGCTGGCTGTATCACATTGGTGATATTCTTTATAACATCTTGCTTGATATAAACATGATAGTAAGTAAAGTAAGAAATGTTCTTGGGCTGCCCCATTGGAGTCTTAGTGCCTACCTAAAAAATAAAACAAAGGAAGCAGTATCTTATCTTGGTGACTTTGAACAATTAATAACAGAATACTGTGCTAAGCAAAAAGCTGATGGTGTAATTTGCGGTCATATTCACAAAGCTGTTATTAAGAAGGTTGGTGATATAGAGTATATGAATGATGGTGATTGGGTAGAGAGCTGCACTGCCCTTGTAGAGCATCACGACGGACGATGGGAGATTATAAATTGGCTAGAACAAAAATCATCCTAATCACCGATGCCTGGGAGCCTCAGGTTAATGGTGTTGTAACAACATACAAGAACATCATCAAACATCTTCCAAAGGATGTTTCTGTGGATGTCATCCATCCGGCAATGTATGACTATCTACCGTTTACGCTCTATAAAGGTATAGAGATACCTCTTTGTTCTTTCAATATGATGTTTAATCTAATTGAACGAAGAACTAACCTATACAAAACTCAAGGCTACCACGTATATTATCATATTGCAACAGAAGGAGTTCTTGGGTACAAGGCAAAAAAAGTACTTGATCTATTGAAGTTACAATACACAACTGCATACCACACGAAGTTTCCAGAGTTTCTCAAATTGATGTTTGGTGTACCAACGTTTGCTACATCTTGGTACTTTAACTGGTTCCATAATAAATCAAAGGCTGTGATGTGTTCATCAGAGTCTGATTCAGCAACACATACTGATTGGAATACTGTTGTGTTAGGTAAGGGATATGCAAGTCACTTCACATTTCAAGACTCGCAATATAAGCGCGACATTGATTTGCTTTATGTTGGAAGAGTAAGTCATGAGAAGAATATAGAGGACTTTTGTAAGATACAACTTGATGGATGGACTGAGTATGGCGCCAAGGTTACCAAAACGGTTGTAGGCGATGGTCCTGCTAGAGCCGCCCTCGAGAAGAAATACCCAGACGTTAAATTTGTAGGTTATAAGTTTGGTAAAGAGTTAGCAAGATACTACCAGAGAAATGATGTTTGCGTATTCCCAAGCAAAGTAGATACATATGGAATTACAATCCTTGAATCAATGGCATGTGGAACTCCTGTTGCTGGCTACCCTGTAACTGGACCAATTGATCAAATTGTTAACGGTGTGAATGGTTTTGTTAATGATGATTTAGATTTTGCAGTTGGTCAATGTCTACTTCTCGATAGGGTACAAGTAGCTAAGTCTGTTGAACACATCTCATGGGAACGGTCAGCTGAGCAGTTTGTTAAGTACGTTACCAGTTGACTCTTCTTTGCCTCTGAGGTATACTAAAGCCTTTAAGAGGATTTTGTTATGGATAAATCTGAATTACCTATTCTTATTGTACTTTTATTGACAGGAATATTTGCTCTTGTCAATACCATCTTCCATTGGATTCCTTACTCTGCCCCACCAGTTATCTTGATGATTGGTATTGCGCTTTATTCATTATGGGAGTACAAGTATGGCAACAAGGCGTAACTTTTTTAAGTATCTTGGTCTTGCAGGTGGCGTGGCTGGTGGGGGCGTTGTTGCCGCTGCTGCTATGTTACCAGATCCCGATAAAACAGAATGCATAAAGCAAATTGATAGTACGATGACCAATATATCGTTCAATCAAACTTATGGTCAAAGACTTCCAGATCCAGCACCACCCGGAAACTATTTGTATGTGCATGAACCGCGATATGTTCCTGGAACAAAAAAGAATGTTACTGTTGGAATGAATGTTGGTCCTGATGGTGAATTGTACTTGAAAGTTAATGGGAAATGGCGTAAAGTAGTCACTGAATGAGTAAGTTCTATACAAATGTTAGCATCAGGGGGAATGATATTCTCCTTCGTGGTTATGAAGATGGGCGCCGTGTGCAGAGCAAGGTGGCCTATCAACCATTCTGCTTTAAGAATTCATCTAATCCGAACGCACCGTACAAGACTATCGATGGGCAGCCTGCCGAGAAGATAGACTTCGAGACCATCAATGAGATGATGGACTTTATGAAGATGTATGAAGGCGTTGGCGGCATGAAGCTATATGGCATGACAGCAAGAAACTCTCTTGTCTATCCATTCATCCACGAATACTATCCAGGTGATATTGATTACGATGTATCGATAATGAATATCGTTCACTTGGATATTGAGGTGGCGGCTGATGAAGGCTTCCCAAGTATTGAGGAAGCCGACAAAGAGCTAACTGCAATCACTATCAAAGTTAAAGACAACTACTACACATTTGGTTGTGGTGAATATACACCAAACCAATCCAACGTCCATTATGCTAAGTGTAAGAACGAACGTGACCTAATCATGAAGTTCTTAACGCTTTGGGATTCACCTCTGATTGATCCAGATATCGTAACTGGATGGAACGTAGAGGCGTTCGATATTCCATATCTTGTCAACCGAATTAATAGAGTGTTTAATGATGAAGGTAAGATGGCTAAGAAGCTATCGCCTTGGAAGATTGTTGAGGATAGAGAGATCACTCCTCGTGGTTCTAATAAAGTAATCAAGGCAAAGACGCTAAGAGGTATCTCTGTACTTGACTACCTTGCACTCTATAAGAAGTTCACATACTCAGATACTGAGAGCTACTCTCTTAACCATATTGCTCACCTTGAGCTTGGTGAGAAGAAGGTTGACTATTCTGAATACGAAAGCTTGTTTGCACTATACAAACATGACTTCCAAAAGTTCATTGAGTATAATATCCACGACGTTACTCTTGTGTCGAAGCTTGATGATAAGATGAAACTTATCGATCAGGTCCTTGCTATTGCATACGATGCTAAGGTTGATTACATCGATACCTTGCGTACAGTGCGTATGTGGGATATGATTATTCACAACTACCTAATTGATAGAAACATTGTCGTTCCTCTATCGACAGGTGGTGATGTAGAGAAGGATGAACCAATTCAGGGTGCCTATGTTAAGGATCCTAAACCTGGTATGTACAATTATGTTGTGTCCTTTGACTTGACATCTCTGTACCCATCTTTGATCATGCAGTATAATATCTCACCTGATACTAAGACGTTGAAGGTAGACCTTACGCCAGAAGATTGTCTAGACAATACTGGTACATTCCAGATGGCTAGAGATGAGGCTAAGGGTAGAGATCTTACACTATGTGCTAATGGCACAATGTATAGAAAGGACACTGTAGGCTTCCTATCTGCTCTGATGGAAAAGGTCTTTGCTGATAGAAAGAAATATAAGAAGCTAATGCTTGAAGCGAAGCAGAAGTATGAGCTATCTAAAGATCCTGAAGACGAGAAGAAGTATGTTCAGTATAACAATATGCAGATGGCTAAGAAGATCCAGCTGAATAGTTGTTATGGTGCTTTGTCTAATATCTACTTCCGTTTCTTCGATACTGATCTTGCTGAAGCCATTACGCTCTCTGGTCAGGTATCGATTCGATGGATGCAGGATAGAATGAATGAGTTCTTGAACAAGACTCTCAAAACTGATAGTGTCGATTATGTTATTGCTGTAGATACCGATTCGTTGTATATAACTCTCGATAAGTTTGCTGAGAAGGTATACAATGGTAAGATGCCAGAGCGCGACAAGGTTGTCCGTATGTTGGATAAGGCTTGTGAGGAAGTCTTTCAGCCATTCATCGAAAAGAGTTACGAAGATCTTGGCAACCATATGTTGATCCATAGTCAGCGTATGCAGATGAAGCGAGAGTCGATAGCTGATAAGGGTATCTGGGTTGCGAAGAAGAGATACATCCTTAATGTCTTTAACGAAGAGGGTGTCCAGTATGAGAAGCCAAAGCTAAAGATGAAAGGCATTGAGGCTGTTAAGTCCTCTACTCCTGCTGTTGTTAAGGAAGCAATTAAGAAGTCCTTGTACATCATCATGAATAGTACAAAGAGTGAATTTGATTCTTATGTTGAAGAGTTTAGAGATCAATTCAACACTCTACCATTTGAGGATGTTGCATTCCCAAGAAGCTGCCAGGACATATCAAGCCGTAGGTTTGGTGATAAGGGTATTCCGATCCACGTTCGTGGTGCGTTAGCCTACAATATTAACATAAATAAGTTAGGTCTTGATAAAAAGTACAACATGGTTAGAGATGGTGACAAGATTAAGTTCTCATACTTAAAGTCACCTAATCCAATTGGAACTAATGTGTTGTCGTCACCTGGTGCTGTGCCAAAGCAATTCAATATTGAGCAATATATTGACTACGATACGCAATTCGATAAGTCATTTGTCGAGCCTATGAAGTCGATTGTCGAGAACATAGGTTGGACAGTTGGTGAACAGAAACAATTAACTCTAGAAGACATGTTTGGGTAAAGATATGCAAAAAGGATATACATTCGACTTTGGCTTTAGCGCAGTTGATGAGGATGAGCTAAAGAAGCTAACTGGTGCCGAACAGGAAACAGAGGAGCTATCTAAGCTGCTTGATGAACAAGCAACTAATGCTGAACTGTATAGAGATACAGTAGTGCAGATTGAGCAAATGATCACTCCATTGCTTAATAACCTTATGTTGAACCCAGACAAGAACTATATCTATTGGCCAAACAGAGTTGATAAGATGAAGTTGTTTAAGTCTGAGCTAGAGAAGTTGTTCACAATAGCAAAAGATGCTTCTTGATTATCTAGTCCTAGCAGTTGCACTAATCCTATCTGGTGTTGCAGCTTACTACTCGGTAGTAGGCTTGGCAGCAATCTTTAGTGGTGCATTCTTCTCTATTGTACTAATGGGTTCTGCTCTAGAGCTCGGTAAGCTAGTTGCGGCAAGTTGGTTATATAGGAATTGGGATGAAGCACCAAAGTTCATTAAGTACTATCTAACTGTTGCTGTTGTCGTATTAATGTTCATTACATCGATGGGCATCTTTGGTTACCTATCCAAGGCTCACCTAGAAACATCAGCCACGATGACATCTGACATTAGTTCAGAACTTCAGACCCTTAATGACACAATTGAATCTAAAACAAACACAAAGGTTCTTGTTGAAAAACAAATACAAAACATTGATAATACTCTAGTCAAGTATATTGAGATGGGTTCTGTTACTAAGGGCCTACAAGAGAAGAGAAAGTTAGATGGTGAACGTAGACAGCTTGAAGATGAACGTAAGGCTGTCGAGAAAGAACTTGTAGCGCTAAAGAGCGAAAAGAATAAGCTCGAATCAGAAGTTAAGAAGATTGAAGTAGAAGTTGGTCCGTTAAAGTATATTGCGGAGTTGGTATATGGAACAGATTCCGAAAGACATTTTGATAATGCTGTTCGTTTGGTTATTATCATACTTATACTGGTCTTTGACCCTCTTGCTGTCATTCTTCTTATAGCAGCTAACTTCAAATTGACCCAAGCTAAAGAACAAACAGATAGATCAAAGCGAATTGAAGAGTTGAAAAAACTCAAGAAAAGTAGTATAGTGATTGATAAGAAATCAGTACTTAAATTATAATCTATACGGAGTTTCATTATGCGTAAGACACAGACGGATATCATTGTTGAGTCGGTTCTTGAGAAGGGCATCGTGTTTTTAGATGATGTTGTTAAGATTATTAAAAAGTATCAGCCTAAGGCTGTTCTCGACCATGGCCTGGCTCACGCAAGAGTTGTTAAGATCAACGAGACCCCTAGATACCTAGATGCGCTAGGCTCTACATTGTTATTGTTCAAAGTTCCAACTGGTAAGGGTGTTAGAACTGTAATTACTTCAGTTAGTGCTGTCTGTACAGCTGATGTTCCTCCATTCACAAGAGAACGTACGACAAAGAAATATAAAATTCGAAAGAAGGTAAAGGTATAATATGTCAAATTTTTTTCGTAATCTAGTTGATGAGTTGAAGGATGAAGATACTTCTATTGTTGATGATGGTGCTGGCAGCGCTGAGTACACTGGTTGTATTGACACTGGGAGCTATATTGTCAATGCTGTTCTAAGTGGATCCATCTATGGTGGTGTCCCTAATAACAAGATCACTGCATTTGCTGGTGAGAGTGCTACTGGTAAGACTTTCTTCGTTCTAGGTATTGTTAAAAGCTTTCTAGATAAGAATCCAGAAGCTGGTGTTGTGTACTATGACACTGAAGCTGCTGTTACTAGAGACATGATGAAGTCTCGTGGTATTGATACCAAGCGTATCATTATTGCTGAACCTGATACTATTCAGAAGTTTAGAGAGCATGCTCTAAAGTTCCTTGAAGCTTATAACAAAACCGATAAGGATGCAAGACCTCCTATGATGATGGTTCTTGACTCTTTGGGTATGTTATCTACTTCTAAAGAAATGGCTGACTCGCTCGAAGGTAATGATACAAGAGATATGACTAAGAGTCAGGTCATCAAGGCTGCATTTAGAGTATTAACGTTGAAGTGTGCTAAGGCTGGTGTACCAATGTTGGTAACTAACCATGTGTATGCTAAGGTTGGCTCTTATGTTCCTGAGAATGAGATCTCTGGTGGTACTGGCTTGAAGTATGCTGCTTCGACCATTGCTACGTTGACGAAGAGAAAGGAAAAGGTTGACAACCAGGTAGTTGGTAACATTGTTAAGGTTAAAACCTATAAGTCAAGACTGTCAAAAGAGAACCAGCAAGTTGAGTCTCTAGTGACATATGATAAGGGTCTTGATCGTTACTATGGTCTACTAGACTTGGCTGAGAAGTATGGTATCTTTAAGAAAGTATCTACTCGATATGAACTTCCAGATGGATCAAAGGTGTTTGGTAAGAACATTATTGAAGATCCAGAAAGATTCTATACACCTGAAGTATTGAAGTTGTTGGATGAAGCTGCCAAGAAGGAGTTTAGTTATGGAGCATCCGGATCCGAAGAATCATTTGAAATGGAGCTTGGCGAAGAGTAGTCTTCGTATTCTTGCTGGCGCCGTTTTAATTGGTGAGTATGTTGTGTTAGCAGGGTTCTTGCTAATCGTTGCTGAAATTTTGGGAATTGCTGAAGAAGTTGTATGATTGAAAATTATATCTTGTCTGCATTGGTTCAAGAAGAAGAGTTCTCGAGAAAGGCTCTGCCCTTCCTGAGAAAGGAATACTTCGCTGATGAAGGTCAGCAGGTTGTGTTCCAACTTGTAAAGCAATTCGTAGACAAGTATAATAAGATTCCAAACAAGGCCGTCCTTGGAGTAGATCTTGATGAAACGAAAGGCTTGAGTCAGACCACCTACACTCAAGCCAAGGAATGTATCCAGCAGATGGGTTCGAATCCAGCCGTTGACCACCAATGGCTTCTTGACAATACTGAGAAGTTCTGTCAGGATAAGGCAATCTATAATGCCATTATGGATTCGATTAAGATCATGGATGATCAGAAGGCGCAGCAGAGTAGAGGAACAATTCCTAAGCTACTCTCCGATGCCCTATCTGTATCATTTGACCAGCATATTGGACATGACTTTATTGAAGATGCTGTTACACGTTTCGAGAACTACCATAAGAAAGAGAAGAGAATTCCTTTCGATATCGAGTTCTTAAACAAGATTACCAAGGGCGGCCTTCCTCGTAAGACTCTAAACATTATCCTAGCTGGTACTGGTGTTGGTAAGTCGTTGGCTATGTGTCATATGGCCGCGCACAACCTATCCTCTGGCCAGAATGTTCTATACATTACGATGGAAATGGCTGAAGAGAAGATTGCTGAAAGAATCGATGCCAATCTTCTTGATGTTACGTTAGAAGAGTTGTCTGTACTTACGAAAGAAGCCTACCAGAAGAAGATGGAAAGGTTTAAGTCAAAGACAACTGGTAAGCTAATTATTAAAGAGTACCCTACTGCGTCTGCTGGTAGTGCTAACTTTAGGCATCTATTGAATGAATTGAGATTGAAGAGAAACTTCAAGCCTGATATCATCTATATTGATTACTTGAATATTTGTAGTTCATCTAGATTGAAGTCTGGTGCCAATGTCAACTCTTACACCTATGTCAAGGCCATCGCTGAAGAGCTAAGAGGCCTTGGTGTGGAGTTCGATGTACCTATTGTATCTGCTACTCAGACGAATAGAACTGGATATACTAATAGTGATGTTGGACTAGAAGATACTTCTGAGTCGTTTGGTCTTCCTGCTACAGCTGATATTATGATTGCTCTTATCGCTACTGAAGAGTTGGATAAGCTAAACCAGATCATGGTTAAGCAGTTGAAGAATCGTTACAGCGATCCTGGTAAGTTTAAGAGGTTTGTTGTAGGTGTAGATAAGAGCAAGATGAAGTTATATGATGTTGAGATGGGTGCTCAGCAGAACATTATGGATGCTCCTGGTTCGCACTATAGTACCGAATACGAACCTTCAAGAACTGTCGAGAAGTTCGGTAAGTTTGATTTCAGTTCCTAGAGCCGTTTTTTCCAAGTTTATTATTTGACGGTCGTCCTTTCATAGCCTCAGAAATTTTTCTTCTCGTCTCCTCTGTATGGGTGTAAGGTCTAGTTCTTGTGGTTTGACCAGCGTTTGCTGCTCTTATTTTTTCTATAGCTTCTTGTGAATGTGGTTTGCGCTTTTTGCCTAATTTCATTTCGCGTAACTTATCCCTTACATTCTGAGATAATTTACGTCCCGATGTTCCATCCCCACCATCAGTTCGATTTAGTAATATACCTGTATTGTTATCTTTACGGCCATACCAACGAATGTATCTTCGCTCAAGAGCTAGAGCACCTATCTCGGTCAAATTGGTTTCGAGGAAAACAATTCTATTAGCATCCTTAGGAACAGTGACGGAATGCATCTTATTCCATGCCCTGTTGCCCTTACCTTTACCAATATAGTAGGGGGTGCTATTAGATGAACGAAGATATGCGTAGACGTAATAAATAGACATTGCTAGTGCTCCTCTTTAGCATTAGAGTCGGTGGATATTAGTAGTATCGCGACCGACACCTTTATTTATAATCCATATAAAATCAACAAGTTACAGGTCCTTATAAATCAAGGGGTTATAACTTCCTGATTTGCAGCGTTGTCTTTCCTACAGATTCACGTATAGTACCCGTATATGTTGAACACTAAGCTTAACGAAAAGTCTGCTCTTGCACGACTGCTGGCGACCGAGAACTTGTCTGTTCAGTACTCGGCCAAGTATCCAACCGCGTTCTTCGATCTGAAGAGCCGAACAATCCACATTCCACTAATCCAGAATCTTGATGAGGACCTGCTTGACCTTTTCGAAGGCCATGAGGTTGGTCATGCTCGTGAGACTCCTGCTGAAGGATTCCATTCTGCTATTCTAGAGAATGGTGAGATCAATGAGACGTTGAAGACCTATCTCAATGTCATCGAAGACATCCGTATCGAACGTAAGATCAAAGCTGAGTATCCTGGCCTTCGCAGATCATTTGCGAATGCCTATAAGAAACTCGTCAACATGAATTTCTTTGGCGAGAACTTGCAATCTCGAATTAGCACCATGGACTTCATCGACAAACTGAATGTCGAAGCAAAGGTTGGTGCTCATGTCCTTGTTGATTTCAATGACGATGAGAAGGCTCTTGTTGAAGAGGCCTACTCACTCGAGACTTGGGATGAGGTTGTTGCGTTTGCCAAGAAGCTGATGAAAGAGCAGGCAAACAAGAACAAGAAAGAGCAGCAGGGCAAGTCTAAGCAGGAAGGTGGCGTCAAGGGTATGGTGATTGGTGATGGCCAGACTGATGGCGAGAACCAAGAACAATCAGAATCGTCAGAAGGCAATGACGAGACGCAAACTAACGGCTCAGCAGAAAGCGAAGGAGAATCTGACGACTCCAATAGTAACGATGGCTCCGAATCTGTTGCACCTTCTCAGACAGATAAAACTTTCCGTCAGATGGAAAATGAGTTGTTTGCTAAGGGTAAGAAGAATGATCGTTACCACCATGATGGTGGCTCGGCATCAATCACGATTGGCAAATACAAGCTTGATGAGTATGTTGTTCCTGCCAGCAAGCTGAGTCCCCTTATTGATGCTGTCGCTAGACAGATGTTCGATACCTATGTGGCCCAGCATAACAAGGACGTATACTCTGCAGGCTCTGTTCCGTTTGCATCTTACGACCAGATGCTGAGCCACATGTATGCTGAATACCGTAACGACAATCAATCGTATATCAACTTCTTGATTAAGGAGTTTGAGATGCGTAAGAATGCTCGTATGTTGAATCGCGGTAAGATCTCAAAGACAGGTAAGATCGATGTCTCACGTTTGCACAAGTATCGTCTTTCAGATGATATCTTCAAGCGAGTAATGAGCTTCCCTGAGGGCAAGAACCATGGAATGATCATGTATATGGACCTCTCTGGTTCCATGTCAAGCGTCATCAATGGCGTGTTCAATCAGGTTCTCATTCTTTCTGAGTTCTGTAAGAAGGTTAACATCCCATTCCACGTTTATGGTTTCACGGATGCTTGTGTTTCTTTGGAATTCATTCGGGACAACATTAATCCAGAGTTTGGTACTGTTCGTAGTGATATTAAGTTTGGCGCCTACAAGATGAACGCCAACTTTCACTTGAAGGAGTACATCTCGAGCGAACTTAATGCTCGAGACTATAAGACTGCGTTCAACAACATTCTTATGTTGAAGGCTTTCTACGATGCACATTGTACTCTTCATAGAAGCCGTTCACGAACGTCACAAGAAGAGTATATGAAGTATAACCAAATTTACTTCTCCTTGGATCTCAAGAAGGTTGGTGAGCAGCTTTCGGCTACTCCGTTGAATGAGGCTGTTATTCTCTCACAGCAGATCAGCAACGAGTTTGTGGCGAAGCATAATATTGAGAACATGGTCAATATCTTCCTGAGTGATGGTCAAGATGACCACTCCAATAACATTTTGTACTGGACGGATCGTAGCACTTATGGTGGCATGAATCATGGTTACGTCAATCGTGGTTGCAAGAGGCCAAGCCTCGTTACCCATCATAGTGGTACTCGTTATATTATTAGACCTGGTGAGTGTAGTGCTGGCTTCTCGACCTACCATCTTCTGAAGATGGCTCGTAAGGTCACTGGTGCTCGGTACATTGGTTACTACTTGGCCGATGACACTTTATTCCTCTATGGTGCTACTTCACACGATGTTACAGCTAACAGCAACCTCGATTGGAAGACACATCATAGCGCCTTGAAGTCTAAGTACCGTAAGAACAAGTTCTTACATTCGACGACGTATGGTTATAACGACTACTTCTACATCTCGAGCACTGGTACGATCAATGACACTGACGATGATGATAAGTGGTTCGATTCATTGAGCAAGCGTCATAATGGTAACGTCTCTAATAAGAGCCTGACCAAAGGATTCATCGACAAGCAGACCAAGCGTCAGCTCAATCGAATCCTTCTTGTACACTTTGGTAAGGCTCTCGCTGAGGCAGCGTAACTGCTTGATTTGCAAGGGTATGTAACATGTTGATTTATAAAGGTATTATTGAATTGCATGAAAACCCAGTTGCCTAGCCCTGTAGATTGTTGGATAATGCTCCTATCGTAATAAGAGGTTATTTGTTATGTCAAAGACTGGATTCTATGACGCTAACGCCAAGCGTCAGTTTGTAGATGACCTTACTACTCGGTTTGGTCAGAATGTTACCCGCTCTCAGGTTCTTGAACTTGCTAGCGAAAAAGCATTCCCTATTCCCTATTGGTTCTTGAACGACAAGAGCCGTAATGTTGGTCGAGGCATGTATTCGACCACTGCTGTTGCTATCAAGCACCCAAAGGCTCATCTTAAAGCACCGCCACTCGATCTTGATCCATCGATGTTCGCTAACACTCAGGTCGAACCTGACCAGGCTGTTGCAATGGTCGCTACGGTGACTCCGATCAACCGTAAGCAGAACATGACTGCTCTCACCGAGAATCTTGTTCCATCGAAGGATGCTACCTACGTCGAGTTTGGTCCCTTTGCTCGTATTGCTAAGATCATCGATTCGAAGATCTTCTATCCTGTGTTCATTACTGGCTTGTCTGGTAACGGTAAGACGTTATCGATTGAACAGGCTTGTGCCAAACTCAACCGTGAGTGCATCCGTGTTAACATTACGGAAGAAACAGACGAGGATGACCTCGTTGGTGGTAACACTCTTGTCGATGGATCAATCGTATATCGTGAAGGTCCTGTCCTAACTGCGATGCGTCGCGGTGCTGTCCTTATCCTGGACGAAGTTGACCTTAACGCTACGAAGATCATGTGTTTGCAATCGATCATGGAAGGCAAGCCCTACCATATCAAGAAGACTGGTGAGAAGGTCTTCCCTGCTATCGGCTTCAATATCTTTGCTACTGCCAACACTAAGGGTAAGGGTAGCGATGATGGTCGATTTATTGGTACTAAGGTAATGAACGAAGCGTTCCTTGAGCGCTTCCCGATTACGTTCGAGCAGGACTATCCGCCTGAGAAGGTTGAACTGAAGATCTTGAATCGCAACATGCTAAAGTTCAATTGCGAGGATGTTAAGTTCGCTGAGAACCTTGTCAAGTGGGCCAATGTTATTCGTAAGTCATTTGCAGACGGCGCTACTAACGAGGTTATCTCGACTCGACGACTTGTCCACATCGTTAGTGCGTTTGCGATCTTCCGTAACCGTCTTGAGGCTGTTGAACTTTGCTTGAACCGCTTTGACCATGAGACTAAGACATCGTTCTTAGATCTCTACACCAAGGTCGATGCTGAGGTTACCAAAGATACTAGTGATGAATCCCAAAGTACCAGCGATAGGAGTGGCGAAACGTTTACTGTATCCACAGATCCAACCACTGGTGACGTTACATTCACGCTATACGTTGGTTCACTTCAGAAGTCGTATAGGTTGTCACGTGAGGCATATATGAGCTCGGCGGCTACTACTGACCAGATTGAAGACAGCGTGCGAAATACCTTACGTAGGGCAATCGACGCCGAACTCACCCAAAGCAATGATGACATTCCGTTTTAATAGGAGATAATTTATGTTCACTTATACTTTTGTATTCTTAGGTTTTCTTCTTGGCTGGATTAGTTCTGCAATCTGGGACTTCTTCCTAGACTGCCGAGAGGATTGGAGAAAGGATGATGTTCACAAGGGATAAGATTGAAGAGGCTTTGAAAGCCAACGTAGCAGAAGTTAGGTTCACTAAGTCAGATGGTACAGAGCGCATTATGAAGTGTACTCTTAGAGAAGACCTAGTTGTACCGTACACGAAAAAGACTGACCGAGTAAAAGAGGCCAACCAAGACATTGTTCCAGTCTTTGATGTCGAAAAGAACGAATGGCGTTCGTTCCGGGTTGACTCAGTTAAGTCGGTCAGCATTTGGGGAGATCAGGAATGATCTCCCCTCCTCTTTGGAGATTCGTAATATGAAATACCAAGATTTGAATGAAGAAGAAATGGATAAATATGACACGGCCCTCGTTGCCATTTCAGATAAAATCCGTATAATACACACTCTTGGTTTGCAAAAACAACTTCTTGCAGACCTCTTAAACATTGTTCCAGAAGAACTAGATGTGCTCGTAGCACGCGCCAAGGAGATGGGAATTGGAAACAGCAAACAACGTAGTACGTGGTAGAGGTGGAATTACAGCTACCGTCATTCAAGACTCAGTCTGCTATAGAACAGGAACTCGAATTACAACATTCGAACTAGAGTACCCAAGATTCATTCATAGTGAGTTTATGACTCACCGATTGCTCTCCAGGAACGCTGCTTCCTCGAGAGCAATTCCTGTTTCTAAGCTGATCAA